CCCGGGTCCCACAATCGTGGGGGAGCATTGTCTTGAGGCTAGACGAACACCCGGGCAGCCGCTACCGTTGCGGAAGGACTGTAGAAAAAGTCACCGCTGCACCACAGGCAGTGACATGAGCGAGCACCGCCGGCAGGCAGTCCGCTAAAGACGTGGGACGGTAACTGGTCATCTCAAGAGCAAAAGACTCCCAGTACTCACGCCATAGGGGGGGAAAATCACACGGCAGACTGAGTCTTCCACCGCGATGCGCACGGAGCGCAGCCTCAACGTCAAGCTGAGTCTGCACATCCATCCCAAAAACTTCAAACATGACAAAGCGCGAGCCAGCCTGAACGGGCTTCTCAACACTCAATCCTGCCTGGTAGGATTCCAAGGCGAGCAACTCTCGCTCTTGGAGATAGGCACCACGGGAGCCAGCGGCCCTCGCGCTCATAACCTCCTTGAAACACTCTCTGACTTTGATCCCTGGGCACATTCGCATGCCCATTAAAGCCAACTCCTGGACGACAGGACACCCTGGGAATTGGTAAAGGAGAGAGAGCGACTTGACAAGTAGTAGAATTTTTTGTTTTTTTAAACTGCAACCCTCATAGGCCGAACTAGTCCACCCGAATTTCGCCAGATGGACAAACGGATTCGTGACATTGCATCCCGATTCCGTATCAAAAACCATACCGCAGAAAGAAGCCTTATTGAGCGACTCGACACGATCGCATTTAGCCACGATGCCCAAACGCAACCACCAGGAGGCGTCAGGATAACTGTGGGAAAAATTAGCGAGGTTGTCGTCGCCCTCAGCGACACAATTAACGTTTTGGTTAGTCTTGAAAGCTATGAACTCACAGACGTATTTTGTAGTTAGGGTGTTAGAGAGTGAAGTGTCCATCTCGCCCGATTTCTTGCGCTCCTCCATCAAAATTTCAAGCTCACGATGAAAGAGCTTGTTGACGCCACGGGTTTTTGAGTACAGATAAACAAAGTCATTAAAATCCTCAAGCGGAATCTGTGACAATAGATAACTGTAACACTCTACCTCAACGGCATTTTTGAGACCGTCAAGGAAGGAATGCTCATAAGCCGTAGCGTCGATATTTAGGAGGAAGCGGATCACGCCAAGCACGCGTTTCACGTGTTCGGCGCGTTCAGCCGGGGGAACATGCTTGACGAAGCTCTCATGGGTGTACACCACCTCCTCCATCACCTTGATGAAACGACCATAACGTGCTTTAAAACGGTCTTTTCGAGCCAGGATTAGGCGAGGCAGCTTGTACTCAGGATAAGCTTCGTCCTTCATGTGGACTTTAACATGGCAGTCGCTGGGCCGGAGAGGAGCTCTGATCGTCCTTTCTCTATCAAGATAGTACGTTCGCCTCAACTCTTCCTTCCGGGCCAGCGAATATTTCGTTTTGTCAAGCCAAGTTTCGAACCTTAGATCTACGTCAGCCGCGACAGGTTGGAAATCGCGGCGTACTGCTTCCCGTACGAATACGCAGAACTCGGCCAAAAGCATAGGGTCGAGCTCCGGACACACACGCCTACCCACACGATTACACAAACCAGCCACCACTCCCGCCGTGTCCGCCGGATCCGCAACGGGCATAGCAACGCCTTCCACAAATACTGGGAGACTCATCCTCACAGCCACCTTAGGCTTAACGGCACGAAACCGCTCCACCTTCAGCGACAACAAGTCACACAGCACAAGTCTTGGGACGTCTACTTCACCCATGCGGTACCCGACGGTCACCACGACGGAAGTAGGCCGGTCAACTGTAAACCCGAAAGCACAGTGACCGGCGCCTGACTACGGTCGCGAACGAGCAGGGCTCTAGCTATTTCTAGCGAGTCGCCCACCACGTTGCAACCGTGTGCAGGTAGGAAGGTTGGTACACTCACAAAGTGCATGTCAGCTGCCATACGGCCTAAGCCATCGAGAGCCACCTCCAAGGAAAAGCCGCGGTTGTAGAAGTAACGGCTGTTGGTCAACTGACGAAGAACTGACATGCACACAATGCGCCTTGTCACCCTCCCATAAGTCAACCCAACGACCTTAAACTCCGCTTCCCACAGCTCACTAGGTATAGGCTCCGCGACACGGCGGCAAACTTGTACAAGGTGAGGATTCGTCGTCTCCACCCGTCGCAACAACGAGATGCGCACAGGGCGGAAATCTAGGCACTCACACCGGAGGAAAAGCTGCAGGCAGTACAACACAGTCATAACAGCCAACACCCAACCAAGTTCCGGCATGACACGGCGGCATAGCTCGAGCAAAACCGCAACAAAGAGACTATGGACCACAAAGCAAACTAAGTGGAACAAGGCCCTCCAGCGGAAGAGACCGACGCACAACACCTGGTGGCTGCGTGAATCCGGCGTTAAGGAGGCCGGCGCGGAACGATCGCGCACTACCTCAACTATACGTCCGGACATCGCGCCCAACCTAGGGCCGTCACGGGGCCCTGCAGAGCAGGGCGGTGCATTGTTTTCTTCGGTTTTCTCCGACGTCCGAGCGTCTACAGACCCAGCCGCCGCCTCTGAAGGCGCGGGGGCTGGAACAACGTATGTGTAGCGACGTATTATATCGTCATCAATCACACGCGCTTCGTCTGACCACGCAAGGTCACTCGTCGTCCGAACTTTCGGCAACGAGGCTCGCACTGCTGCCGCAGTGAGAGGGCCCGCGCCGACCGCAGATGCG